TCAGCGGCAGTCATTACATCCTCGAACTTCATAAGTACCTCCTATTTCCCCCAACCTAATGCGATTTCAGTATCATTTTGCATTTCGGCCACCGCTTTTAAGCTATCGAATGTATCAGCTTGTTCGAAGCACATATCTTCGAACTCGCTTTTGAAAGTGTATTCCTTCCAGTATTTACGATTTAGCTTAACTGCATATGCATAAAGGTCTTTATTATAATTGCGAACTTCAGCAACGTTCCATTCTTTTAGATATACAACTTTATTATTATCGATCACTAATACAGGGTTATTTTTAATAAATTTCACATTGTTAGTTACAACAATAATTTCATCATCACTAATTACGTGATTAAATTTGAAGTACTTATTAGAAGTGTGTTTAACTTCTCCGAAGAATTTAGTCAATTGAGATTCTTTTACGCTTTTTAAAAATTCGCCATACTTGCTCATGATAGGTACTCCTTTTAATAAATCCCTTATCTTTGTCTTTATTATACATCTAATTCGATGTAAATGCAAGTATTTTTTTTAAATTTCTACAAAAAAAAGACCTTACCAGGAAATATTTTCTGGTAAGGTCTTTTGTATTATTACAGTCCATACGTCCGCCCTCGTATGGTAGGGAGATGCTTGGATCACCTCTCTATCCGCGTATCGCAATTCCGATTGTCGCACCCGCTCCCAGCATTTGGGATAGGTTGCGTTGCATCTTTAGACGTTTGATAGTTCTCTTGTCGTTCTCTATTTGCCCTTTCAATTCGTCTATAGAGCTCGACATTTCTGACAAGGTAACTTCTTGCTTGACTAAGTCCGCTTTGGCTTTGTCCAATTCGGTCGTTAATTTGTCGATTGTAGTCTTGGCTTCGTTCAATTCTTGTCGCTGCTTCACGGCTAAGTTCTGCGCCTCGTTCAATGGAACGTTGGCTACTTCGATTAAGCTCAAGGCTTTCTCGTTGTTGCTTTTCAATTCGTTCCACTGACTCACGGGCACGCTGATAGTCGGTTCCGCTTGGTTGGTAGAAGATGTATCCGAGGCAAAGGATGAAGATGAACCCAATACCACCGATAATAATATAGCGGTAAGTAGGGTGATTAAGTAAAATTTTGATTTTGTCATACATTATTCTCCTCCTATAAAGTCCGTAATGCCCCTTGCTATAGCACGCACTATAGTATCAAGGTCATTGTTAAGTAGTGCTAGGTCTTCATCATTATCGATAAAGGCCATTTCTACCAACACAGCTGTTGCATCCGTGCCGTTTAACACCCATAAATCTTGCCGTTCTTTCACACCACGATCAACCGTATTAATACTACGGATAATTTGCGATTGGATGTCATTCGCCAAGCGTTGGCCGTTGAAAGACTTATAAAGAGTTTCTGTTCCACGTGCCTGTGTATTGAATGCGTTACAGTGCAGAGACACAAATATATCTGCTCCCCATTCATTGGACTCAGCACATACAAGACCTAAATCATCATCTTGCAGAGTTCTAACTTCGCATCCTGCTGTTTGTAAATAACAAGCCAATAACTTACCAGCATCACGAGCAACGTCGCATTCACGACGTCCTGTGTTAGGATTTACTGCTCCAGAGTCCAGGTCAATGTCATGACCTGGATTTATAAATATTTTCGTCATTACAACTACCTCCTTCTAATTTATCAGGGACACCATTATCATTTCTATCCAACCAAAGTCCTAGAAAGCCTACTACGGCTGTCAATACACTAGGAATGAATATGTGGTCAATAATATTGAGCCCAACATCAATCAACTTATTAGTTTCACTTGATACATAACCCCTAGCAAATGCCATAACATACTCTGTTATGACTAACCAAATAGGAATTAGCATAACAAGCACTAGAATCCGTGTCGCTAGTACTCCAGTAGGTCTAATGTTAGCAACACGAACAGCACTATATGCGAATTTTAGTCGGTTCATGATTTGATATTTCATTATCAGTCACCTCCTATATCGTCCGTGTTAAGCGTGATACTTCTTCCTATGGGCATATTATTTAGAACTTGGATATGCATCAGTTCAGTACTCAGACTCTGAACTGTGGTTTCGAGGTTATTGAGCCTGTGAAACTTCGCAGCATCTCGTTCTTCCAACTTGACCAACTGCTTTAGTATTTCCTGATTACTTTTTGTTAATTCAGCGATACTGTTGATAGCATCAGATAACTTATCGTCATAATCTTTACGTTGTTTATCCATTCGTCGAGCCAAATGGTCATCTAATTCTTGCTTAACCGCAACTAGCGAGGTATGTTCTAAAAACCACACCATCGCACGAAACGAGCCCCGAAGGGCGGCCCAGATAACCCCTAATAGGGTTACCCAGAAGCCAATGTCCGCGAAATACGGTGGAATTCCGAAGTCCATTAGCAATAATCTAATTTCGTCCATTCACGGTCTCCTTATTATGCTGATACCCAGGTTTTAGTAGTTTTATCAAAACGCTTAGTTTGATTTTGATTGAACACGGTTGTATGACTCAACCCCGCAAGAGCAATGAGCGCATCAACATTTGAGTTTTCATTAACGATAACAGTGAGAGGCTTTGATGGCAAGAAATCATCAAACAACGAATTATCAGACAAAGAGAATGCTGGAAGGCTTACATAGGTAAGACTACTGGAGGAAAAGCTTGTTTGACCTATTCTTTTAACCTTAGGAAGGTTTACTCGTTCCAACTTCCATAAAGAGTTAAATGTGCCCTCTTTAACTGTTGTCACTTCAGGGAAATCGATTTCAGTAATAGTATTATCAGCAAAATCAGTAGGTCCGAGTTCAGTTTTAACATCGTTATAACCTGATACACGATAAGTTCCTACGATACTTCCTAACATATTAAAATATTCAATTTGGATGTCTTCTGCCATAAATGGATAATCTAAGTCCAATCTTGCACTACCATCATCCCCGATACTTGCCCCTGCAGCAGCTCCTTTTCCAAGTAAGGCCGCCTTGAAGTGCGGTGTGCCATATACATTGATGTATGTTTGTCCTTTAACAGGACGGTCAAATTCAAGTTGTTTAAATGGCTTTTTAATCACATCACCCAACCCACGGATAAGCCCTTTCAATACTTCATTAGGAGTACTATTTTCACAGTACACATTTAAGCCTAATAAAATTTCATAGGCGCCGTCTGTAGTAGCGTCTTTACCTGGTAAACCAGGACTACCATTAGTACCTTTCAAGGAGTTAAGAAAATCGTCTTTTGTTCCAGTATTTCCTTCTTCTAGCCATAATTCATACGCACTTTTACCGGGTGCGCCTTCTAATCTAATTGGAGGCAAGTTCCAACCTGTTATATTAACATTTAAATCTTGTGCCATGATATAATCCCCTTTCATTAATGACGTGCAATATCTTGAATGATATTGACTTCACCAAAACCTAATTTCAAACTATGATCTTCGTTGTAAACGAACGCATCATATTGGTGAACCCCTTTAGCGTCCACCTTATTAACTGTGTCATTACCGTTCATACGGAATGTGATGCGGTTGCCCTCTATCACACCGTTAATAGCTAGTACCTCTGATGTATCAGGCTTTCGCCTAACTTTCATGATGGCAGTATATCCATCATAGGACTCACCGCCTTCGATAACGTAGGTTAGCCCGTAGTCTTGACCCACATGTAGGTCAAAATCGTATTCCTGCATATATACACCTCCTCATTACCAGAACGACATAATTGTAATTCCTGCACGGCCCCAACCGCCTTGTCTAGCTGATAGTTTACCGTAATAGAAATAGCCTTTTTCGGTTATGCCTAAGCCATAAATTTCAGCAGGTTTATTTTTAACACTAACGCCTTCACTTGTTGTAACCCTAAATACTGGCGGCGGATTATCAACAATGCCTGAATATTGAACTACACCGTATGCAGGCCTTCCTTGATTGAACGATATGAACCTTCCTCCATTCCTGGATGTGATATCTTCATTGCTGCCGTCAACATTTCCTTTCAACAAGTCGCCACCAAATCCGTTCATGCTCCAGTGGTCTCTCATGTTGAGTGTCATTTTAAACCGTTCTTGGGCAATCCGTTGGATTGCACCGATTTCATTACTAGACATATACGTACCGGAATATTCATATTTACCTTGCTCCATTGGATCAGATACCCAACGTAAGAATATTAAAGTCTTATCCCACGAATACCCTGGCGGTATCTCTATTCGGTCCCCACTAGTAACATCCATTCGTTTTACGAAAGACGGCTTTAATTGTTGCCCTTCAGCATAGACACTATTGGCATCAATTCGGGACCCCGTAATATTAGCACCTTTAATATTGCCATTAGCATCTACTTTGAAAGTACCGTTCTCGTTTTCAATTTCCGTACCTACCAATTTACCGCCTCGAAGTGTGCCACCGATATATGCAGATAAAGCAGATAAACTATCCACTTTCAATTTATCGGCAGTTATTGAATTCGCCTGTATCATCCCATTTGTGATGATATTTCCATCTATGAGAGTATCACCAGTAATATGAATTAATTTACCATCAATCTTAACGCCACCTTCATAAAGGTTTATTCTTGAAAGGATAGCCGCTCCATCAAGTGCTTTAAGGCCTTTTGTAACTTTAAGGTCAATGCCATCATCAAGTTGAGATATTTTTGTTTCTACGTCTTTGCGTAGGTTTTTAACTGTAACACTATACTCTTCAGACACTTTATTGAACTCTGCACTCAACTCGTTAACACGTTTATCGAACTCGGCTAGCCCTAGTGCCTCTCGGTCTAACATTTCCTTAGGAATTGTCGCCTTAATTGTCACCGTTTGCTCATCGAGTTTGCCTTCTCCGAACACATCGACGAATGCGCACCGGACTGTGTAAATACCTGGTTCATTAGAATACGTAAGCATAGTGCTTGTTGTTTCCAAATCGTCCGTTCTCGTATCGCCTACAACGTGGCATCTAATCGCATAGGCTTGCGCCGGCTTAGTTGAGAAGTATAAGTTAATACCCCCTAGCGTACTCTTAGCAATGACCTCTGGCTTGTCGAGTTGCGGTAAATTATAGTCATATCGGGCCGGTGTTGAATACTTACCGAGTGTACTCTTAGCAAATAGGTATACCGTATCTGCACGTTTGGTTAACGTGAGCGTTGCGGTAGTACCTTTTACCCTTGCAAGTAAGGCGGTAGAGTCATTACCAGGATTGTTGTCAGTCCGGAGTTCGTAATAATCTACATCCGCATTAAGTACTTCGTCCCATTTAGCCTTCGCATCACGGTTGAATGAAATAGTGAAGTTCTTAGGCATATCAGGGATGGCGTCCATAGGTTTGACTACTACGTCAACTACTTGAGCTGTTTCCGCCCTGTTACCAAATCGGTCAACAGATATCGCTTTAATACGATAAGACTCACCCGGGCCTAACGACTTAATAATTACCTGGCTCGTACTACTTCCTGCATACTGCCACTCTTGGCCAGATACAGGCTTTCCACTTTTAGCAGTTAACATATACCATACTTCCGCTACATCGAAGTTAGCAGGATTGCTAGGCTTATCGAATAGGACTTGTAGATCGTAGTACACTTTCTTATCTGCAGTCTGATTATAGCGGCTAAGCACTCTCAGATTTTGCACATCTTCAGGGGCTTGCATCTTAGGTATATTAATTGATTTAGTAACACCTGTAGTAAGCTGCCCTAAATCATTAATTGCCTGTACACGCACCTCGTAATTAGCGCCTAACAATACATCGGATATCGTTGTACCGTT